AAAAGAAATGATTGATGGTATTGTTGAAATGCTAGTTCAGGTTAAAGATATAGATAACCGCAAACAAATGGCATTGGATAGATTAAGAGATTTCAAAAAAGAAGGTATTGATGTAAACGCCGATGAGTTTATGGAAAGATGTGGGCTTGGTGAAATGAATGAAAAATGGAGTACATCTTATAAACGTTCTATTGATTGTAATAACCCAAAAGGATTTTCTCAAAAAGCACATTGTCAGGGTAGAAAGAAAAGAGAAGTTGTTGAAGAAGCAATAGAATTATTCTTAGAAAAGAATTGTCCAACTGACCCAGCAAAATGGTCAGCATCAAAAGCAGCAGCAAAAAGAAAGTTTGATGTATATCCATCGGCTTACGCAAATGGTTGGGCTGCAAAAAATTACAAATCAAAAGGTGGTGGCTGGAAAACCTGTAAAGGATAATGATAAAACTTAAATCACTTTTAAAAGAAGATATCACTACAACTATATTAATTAATATAGCAGTAACCGCTGCTATATGGGCAATTAAACAAGCTATCCTTTCATTCAGAAGTGGTTCGGTAAAAGAAAAAGAAATTGGTAAAGCTTATTTAAAGTGGTTAGATAGATTAGATAAAAATGATAAGTTTAATAAGTTTGTTTACTACACTTTAAAAAATGATAATAAGCTAAAAAGTTTAGAATCAAAATCAAAAGATGGTAAGTTTAACTTTGAGGCTTTTGTTTATGAAAAATCATTAGTTAAAAAATGGTTGACAAGTAAGCCTGCAGAAGATGAGTTAGATAAAGTGTTTAAAGAATTATATCCATCTAAAGATAAAAATTCAAAGGATATACCTGGTGATACAAAATTAGAACTTACATATTCACAATGGAAATTAAATACATTAAATAAAGCAGTTGAAGAATTTACCGATGTTTTAAAAAGTGGACAAGTAAAAGGTTTTATTAATCAATACGCAGAAAAACAAGGGCTACAAACTATATGATAACTCTTAAATCATTATTAAAAGAAGAAAAAGAATTCATCATTTGGGGAGTTCCTCCTGGTGAAAGAGATGAAGTTGTAGCATATACAAAAGCTAAGAGTATGCCTGAAGCTAAGAAGGTAATGGATATTCTTAAACAAAAACATGGTTTGACAAAATTAAGAGTCCAGGTTATAGACCTTTCACAAACATACGATTTAAAAAAAGCATTTAGCAGTACTGTAAGATGATAAACGAATGTATTATTGTATCAAAAGAAGTTGGTGATAAATTTATCCTTGCTAAAAATAGGGATAGAATGTATAATCCAGAACTTGAAATTGTCCATACCATTATTGATGGTGTAGAAGTTGCGTATTTGCATGATTTAATTACTGATTGGAGTGAAGGTTTGAATGAACATGGTATTGGTGTAGTAAACTCAGCATTACTTGTTGGACATGATGAAGCAGAAGCTAAGATAGTAAAGAAAGGTGGTAAGCCGGGTCCTGATGGTGATAAGATGAGAAATATTATTAAACAACCTACACTAATAAAAGCCGTTAGAGCTGCAATATCTTATAAAGGTAGTAGTGGTTTATCTCTTAAAGGTCACACTTTCGTATCATCACCAAAACATTTGATTAGTATTGAAACTACATCAAAGCATAAGCCTGATGTTAAACTTCAAAACTCCGAATCACCAGTTGTTCGTACAAATCACGGACATCTTTTTACTGATGCCGGATACACACATGGTGAGAAATACCTATCATCAAAAATGAGAAAGATATCAGCTGAAAAATCAGTTGATAGAGTTGAAGATTGGAAAGAAATAGCAGCAGCTATGAGAAAAGAGTTCTTCCCAAAAAGACCTCAATTGAATATGAAAAGAGATACAAATGAGATGTCAACTTCTTCTCAGACTGTAATGAATCTTACTGATAAAATCTTACAAATTACTTATTTTAAGAACAAAGTAAAAGAATTTAAAGGTATTACTAACAAATTACCAAAAGATTATCAACCAAAGATTAAGATTGAGGTAATCGCAGAATAACCCCACTTTTTTCATAATACATATTTATAGACGTACATTAAAACTAAAAGTATGTCAACAGAATTCGAGTTATTTAAAGGAAAAAACCTAAGTTCTCTATTTGAGGATATCTATAACAACCAACTTTCCAAAAAACAAAAAATATCAGGTCTTATAGAAGAACTGAAAAAAATGGTAAAGCATGCAGGTGATGTTGCTACCGTAGGACCTGTACTATCTTCGCTTATTGATAGTTCTGTAAAGAATGATGACCAATTAGTTAAGTTAGCAACTATTGCAACAAAGATTATAGCAGCTGATAAAAAGACTGAAGGACAGGATGGATTTCTTACGGAATTTGAAAAAAATCAACTACTTAAAGAGTTGGAAGAAACTAAGCAAGAAGTTGAAAGAGTGGATGATTTGGAGTTTGAATTAGAAGAACTTAAAAAATCAATAAAGTAAAATGGCAGAATTATCAAGTCCACAATCAGCAGCGGCTCAATCGGCACAAACGGCGGGATCTGGTGCACCAAAGGGGTTTGGAATAGTGTATTCTATCATACTTGATGAAACGCATGAGTATATTAAGCACGTTGGTGATAAAGATTTAGAATTTTTTGGAGAAACATCTTATATAGGAGCAGTTCAATATAGATTAGTTGGACAACCATCTTCAGATGATGCATCTTTACCAGTTGCATTTCCTTTTGATAAAAATTTTAAAACACTACCATTAATAAATGAATCGGTAGAAATATTTCAAAATGGTGGTACATCATATTATAAAAGAATTGGTCAAGAAAAAACACCAAATGTTGATGCTAAAAAAACAATAATTTCTGAAACATTTCCGCCAACCCAAATTCCAGAAGACAAAAATACATCATATAAAACAACAGCAGAAACCAATACGCCAAAAACTAACGTAAAAGAATCATCAAAGTATGACAAATATGGAAATTATTTTGAAGGTGAAGCTGGAATTCATAAATTAAAATTATATGAAGGTGATAGTTTAATAGAGACAAGATTTGGACAATCTATAAGATTTAGTGGATATAACAATTCTCAAAAAATATTTTCTCCAACAACTATTATAAGAAATTCTGAAAATGCTGAATCAAAAAAGAAAGAATTAAAGGTTTCTACTGAAGAAGATATTAATAGAGATGGTAGTATAATTGTTTTATCATCAAATCAATATCAATTACCATTTCAACCTGGAACTGTTGATGATAAAGGTTCTACTGATTTTGAAACGAAACCAAATACGTTTAAAGCGTATCCATCTAAATTAATTGGAGACCAAATATTAATAAATTCTGGAAGAATTATTCTTTCGGCTAAAAACGCTGAAATGATTTTTTATTCAAAGAAAAATTATGGATTTATTTCAGATGGTTCTCTTTCTATTGATAATAAATTAGGAGTTGATGTAAACGTTGGTGATTCTACAAATTATAATACTAACGATAGAGATATAAATTTAAATACTGGTAATGGAAAAATTAATTTGGGAAATACAAAATTAGAACCATTGGTAAAAGGTGATGCTTGGGTTTCATTGATGGAAGAATTAATAGATGCAATAGTTCAACAAGTATTCTTAACACCAGCAGGTCCATCTGCAACAGGACCAACAAATGTTCCTAAATTTAATACAATCAAATCCAAATTAAAATCAGTATTGAGCGAACTTAATAAAACATCTTAAAATGTCTTGGGAAACTTTTAAGCAAAATATATTAAGATTAGCACAAAATCCAGAATCAATAAACGATATTGAAGTGGTTGCAACAGCTTATGCAACTGAATATGATGAAGCAATAAAAAGAGGAAAAGATAATTTGTTTCAAGCTAAATTTAAAATGGGTAATTCCGGCTCATTAAAAGATTTATTTAAATTAGCTTTAGAAAAAGGAAATTCTCAGACAGAACCATATGATTTGGTAGGAGAAATGGGAAAGGGTGTATTAGCATATTGGAATGGGGCTCAATTAGACCCAACATCAATACAAAATCCACCACAAACACCACCAGCAACAGGCGCAGTGCAAAATATTCAAATTGTAAGTATGACTTGTACAAATGCTGGAACTTGGCAGCAACCAGTTTTGGGAGAAGAACCTGATATAAGAAATGAAAATGAAAAAGATGATGATATGCCTGAAGTTGAAATTGGCGAAACGGAAGAAATTTTAGGTGAAGTACCAATTGATGATGTTGCGGTAGAAGTTGAATCTGTAGAAGAAGTTACTGTTGAACTTTATGAACCACAAGAAGTAGAAATTGGTGAAGTAAAAGAAGAACCAGTTGAAGAAACAGAACCGCTACCAGAATTTGATGCAATTTTAGTTGGTGGATTAGATTATAGAGATGGTGATTATAATATTGATAAGCAAGTTGAATTATTTAAAGATGGTTTTGGAAAAAATAAAAAAGTAAAAGGATTTAGATATACAACAACTTCAGCTGAAGTAATTTTGGGTATGAAAAATAGTCCTAAAGTTCCTGTATTTTTATTTAGTGCAGGATGTGTTAGAGCTTTTGAATTATCGAATAGTGAAATTGTTGATAAATCAAAATTATTTATAATAGAACCATTTACCGAATCTGCAAATACAAAAGAAATAATTTTAAATGCAATAAAAAATGGTGTACCAATACTAAATGTTTATTCAGGTCCTACCGAAGCTAGAGGTAGTGCTATAAGTGGTACTTCAAAAACACCAAGCGGAATAAGTCATTGGGGTTCTCTTACATATGTTGGAAAAGAAAAAGCAAATTTAGTAACAACAGAAAGAAAGCCAACAACAGTATCAGAAGGTGGAGACCCTCCTAAAATTGCAACAAATGTTGGAGCAACTGCACCACCACCACCTCCAGGTTTAGCTAGCTTTGGAAATGGTAAAATTCCAAAAGATAAATTAGGAAATATTGATTCATCTTATGGTAGTGGTATATTGCACGTTGAGGCTGCAAAAATGTATAACAAACTTATTGCTAGAGCAAAAAAAGATGGAATAAAATGGAGAGTATCATCTACATATAGAGACTATGCTGGTCAACTTGCTTGTTATGAAAAGTATGGACCCAGCAGTGCTGCTAAGCCAGGTTCATCACCACATGGTTGGGGATTATCTTTAGATTTTGGTGAGATATGTGGTATGCAAGAGGCTAAAGCAAAACAATTGGGCGTTGGTAGAGCAAAACCAGCTCCAGCAAAATATACCAGAGAAAACTCTAAAATTTATCAATGGTTAGCAAAGAATGGACCTGCATTTGGTTGGTATAATCCATATAGACTAGCAGATGGGCAGGGGTGTGATGAAGCTTGGCATTGGGAATATTGGGGATTTCAAACATTGACAAAACAACAAAGAGAAGCATAATATGGCAGCAATACCTCCTACTAAAAATTACGAATTATTAATTGATGAATTTATTAGGTATGCCCAGCAGCATTTAACCACAGTTAGTGGTATTGTTAATACGGTATCAACATATCCACCAGCCAATACACCAGGACCTGGTATAGCTAATTGGCAGGGATATAATGTAGAACCACCAAATCCATCTACCACAACAGTTAGTACTGAAGAAATTGAAATGACCGATGCACAATTATTAGCATCAGAAGAAGCAACTTTAGAAGGCGCTGATATAAACGAAGCAACAGCGGTTGCATTTGATGAAGAAGTAGTTGTTGAACCAGCTACACCGGAAGAAACAGAAAATGTTACTGCACAATTAGAAGAAATAGAAAAACAATTAGAACAAGAGGCAGGTAATACACCAGACCCACCATTAACAGATGAGGAAAAACCTAAAAATGATATACCAAAAGAACCAAATTATAAAAGTAAACTTAAAGTACCAAATGAATTGGTTTTAGCAATGAGAAAATATAGTGTAGGTAGAACACCTTTGGAAAGAGCACATTTTTTAGCACAAACAAATCACGAATCAGGTAATTTTATATATAAAGAAGAAATTGCATCTGGAAAAGCATACGAAGGTAGAAAAGATTTGGGAAATACTCAACCTGGTGATGGACCTAGATACAAAGGTAGAGGATATATTCAATTAACAGGTAGAGCTAATTATAGAAAGTTTGGACCTGTTGCTGGAGCTGATTTTGAAAGTAATCCAACAATAGTAGGTACAAAATACTTCGCTGACACAGCTTGTTTATTTTGGAAAGCAAATAAATTGGGTGCTAAATGTGTAGATTCATCAACCACAACAATTAAAGTTGTAACAAAACGTATTAATGGTGGATATAATGGATTGGATGACAGAATTAAGAAATTTACATTGTATTGGACAGATTTGCAAAAAGATAACACATTATGGGCATAAAACCCAAAAATAATCAATTGAAATATTTATAAACATAACAAACGATAATGTATGAATACTGATAAATTATTACAAGCCATCCAAATCTTAGTTAAAGAAGAAGTTAAACAACAACTTTCTGGTATAATTAAGGAAGCTGTAAGAGCTGAAATGAAAAAGGTATTAGCTGAACAAAAGCAACCTAAAAATACTGGTTTGAGTATGGCTAAAGCTATTTTAGGTGATGATGAACCTAAATTAGCAGAACAAAAAACTTATACTAAAAACCCAATGATTAATCAAATCCTTAACGAAACTAGAGCCGCAGTATCAAACGATGGTGGTTATAGAACTATGAGTTTTGGACAAGGTGATATGGGTTCAATAGTAGGTAGAACAGCAATTGCTGAAAAAATGGGTTATGGTGATTTCGCTGGTGGTGGACCTCAAAAGACTGGATTGGGGGTTCAAACTGGTGTAGCTGAATTAGACAAAGCATTGAATAGAGATTATTCTGAGCTTGTCAAAAGATTTAAGAAGTAATGGCAGTAGTATTAGGACAAAAGCTTGTACAAGATACAAAAAAATTTGATGATTATGCTGTTGGTATAACACTACCTATTCAAATAGGTAATACTGCTTTTAATCAATCATTTAAAACAGCTGAACAAGCAAGTTCTAATATAAAAAATTTATTACTAACTAAAAGAGGTGAAAGAATTATGCAACCTGAATTTGGTAGTGGATTGCAAGAATTGTTATTTGATTTTAATGATGATGAATTAGCAGGAAAAATTGAAGAAACAATCAATAATGCGGTTACAACTTGGTTACCTTATATAACAATTCAACAAATAGATGTTGAAGCAACAAATTATGATAAAGATACAAATACAGTAAAAGTATCAATTCAATTTAATGTTTTGGGTAACGCAAATTTAAATACAGTAACATTTAACGTAGCAGCATAATTTATAAAGTATGTCAGTAACAATTACAAATAAAAATTTTAAAAATAAAGGAAAAGATATTAAGTATCTTAATAAAGATTTTGTATCATTTAGAAACAACTTAATAGAATTTGCTAAAACGTATTTTCCTAAAACTTATTCAGATTTTAATGAATCATCACCCGGTATGATGTTTATTGAAATGGCATCGTACATAGGTGATTCATTATCATATTATATTGATGATACTTTAAAAGAATCATTAATGGTGTATGCGGAAGACCCTCAAAGTGTTTTAGCATTGGCACAATATTTGGGATATAAACCAAAAGTATCTGCGCCAGCTGTTACAAATTTAAGTATATATCAGTTAGTTCCATCAATTGGAACTGGTATTAATAACATTCCTGATTCAAAATATTATTTAAGAATTAAAGAAGGATTAATAACAAAATCAAACAAAGCAGCTATAACATTTAGAACAACTGATGTTGTAGATTTTTCAGATGAAACAAATAGAGAAATTACAATATATCAAAGAGATGCTAATACTGGTGAACCTTTATTTTATTTAGTTAAAAAATACGTTCAAGCAATATCTGGAGAACTGAAACAAAAATCAGTTACTTTTGATGCATACTCCCCTTTCCAAAAAATTACTTTAGATGATACAAATGTTATACAAATTTATGATGTAAGAGATGGTAATGGAAACAAATGGTATGAAGTTCCATATTTAGCTCAAGAAATGGTTTTTTTAGATGAACCTAATTTAGAAAAAAATGATCCTGATTTGTATCAATTTAAATCTACTGTTCCTTATATCTTAAAAACTATAAAGACATCAAGACGATATGTTTCAAAAGTAAATCAAAATAATACAACAACAATACAATTTGGTGCAGGCGATTCATCAGCTAGTGATGAACAATTAATACCAAATTTAAAAAATGTAGGACTTGGTTTACCAAACTCAATAGATAGATTAGATGAATCATTTGACCCTACTAACTTTCTAAAAACAAAAACTTATGGTACATCCCCATCAAATACAACAATGACTGTAAAGTATTTAGTTGGCGGAGGTGTTCAATCTAATATAGCAGTAGGACAACTTACTAGAATAAGTAAGATTGAATTGGATGAAGATACAGACGCTTTTACAACTGCAGAAAAAGCAATTTACAATACAATCAAAGCTTCAGTAGCAATTGATAATGAAGTACCAGCTACTGGTGGTAGAAGTGCTGAAAGTTTAGAAGAAATTAGACAAAACGCTTTAGCTTTCTTTGGAGCACAAAATAGAGCAGTAACTGCAAAAGATTATCAAGTAAGAACGTTATCAATGCCTGCAAAATATGGTGCTATTGCAAAAGCATACGCTGTAGCAGATGGTACATTAGATAATAACTCACCATCTTCTATATTAGCATCACCAAATCATTTGCAAGAATTTACTGATTTAGTAATGAGTTTTGTTAATAAGCCTGATGCTGAAGAACCAACTCAACAAAGTATAAAAGAAGAAATAACAAAATATTTAATTGGCAAAACTTCAAATGAAAATGAAAAAAATAATCCGTTTGCAATAAATTTGTATTTGTTGGGATATGATAATAGAGGAAACTTAACAAACCTTAATAGAGGTGTCAAAGAAAATCTTAAAACTTACTTAAATGAATATAGAATTTTAACAGATGGTATTAACATAAATGATGGATTTGTAATTAATATTGGTTTAGATTTTGAAATTGTTGTTTATGGAAATTACAATAAAAGTGAAATTCTTTTAAAAGTAATAAACGAACTTAAAGATTATTTTAATATCGATAATTGGACATTTAATCAGACAATTAATTTGAGTGAGGTAGAATTGTTAATAGCAAATGTAGAAGGTGTTTCATCTGTACCAATGTTAAAATTTACAAATAAATGCGGAGGAAAGTATTCTTCCAATTCTTATAATATTGAAGCAGCTACTAAAGATAAAATTATTTATCCATCTTTAGACCCTTCAGTTTTTGAAATAAAGTTTCCTGATTCAGACATTAAAGGTAGAGTAAGATAATGGCATACTATTTTTTAACAGCATCAAAAGATGCAACGATATATCTCCAACAACCTAATCAGAATACTGGTTTAGATGAAATTTTGGAAATAAGTAAAGTATATTATGGAAACATAAAAGATGTATCCCATGCTTTAATAAAATTTGAATTAGGATATCTATCAGCATCTTTATCAGATACGTCTATAAAAATGAGTGATGCAAAATTATTACTTAAAGAAACTGAAACTGAAGAAATTGCATTAAAATATACAATTTATGCATCACCTTTGAGTGGAAGTTGGGAAATGGGTAAAGGAACTAGATTTGATAATATTTCAACTCAAGGGGTAACTTGGAATTATAGAGAAGGTGATAGTAAATTAGAATGGTTAGAAAATAATTTTAATTCATATACAACAGCAAGCCAAAATAATGGTGGTGGTGGAACTTGGTGGACTCAGCATGGAGCATCACAAAATTTTGATTACCAATCAGCAGATATTGAAATGGATGTTAAATCACTTTTACAGGTTTGGATGAGTGGTTCAAAACCAAATGATGGATTTATATTAAAATATGCAAATTTTGATAATTCAAATGATGTAGAATCAAATACAGCTGATTATGGTATTATTAAATTGTTCAGTAAAGAAACTCATACAATATACCAACCAAAAATTAGAATTGGGTGGGATTCGCAAACTTATACAACAGGTTCTTTAAACGAACTTACAGCAAACGATATTAAAATAGGAGTTACCAATTTAAAAAAAGAATACAAAGTAGGGTCAGAACCTAAACTATCTATATTTGCTAGAGAATTGTATCCTTTAAGAACATTTAGTAATTCTTTTTCATATAATACTACAAAATATTTACCAATCACATCGTATTATCAAATAAGAGATTTTGAATCTAATGATATTATTATACCATTTGGAAACTACTCAAAAATAAGTTGTGATTCTAATGGTAATTTTATAAAACCAAATTTTTCAAATTGGGAATCAAACAGAGTTTACAAAATTGAATTTAAAGTTGAAAATGATGGTGATGTGCAATATTTTGATGATGATATAACGTTTAAACTTGTTAATAATTAAAAATGATTAAAACAGGTCTAAGAAATGAAGAAAAAGTTGGTGAAATTTTAGTTAGTGGTTCTTTAGCCATTAAAACTAAAAACAATTTTGGTGTCCATGTATTTAGTGGATCTGTTGTAGATGATGGTATTGTTGCTGGAGTATTGACAAAACCAAAATACAAAGAATCAGAACTATTAAAATCAATTGATACAACGATTATAGAATTGATTCCGGTAGAACCACCTGTTTTGCCGGAAATGGTTTTAAAAAGTTTGTATGATGCGGCACTTCAAGAAATAGCTAATAGAGATGTTATAATTACACAACTAAATGCTAATATATTAGATTTAAGAGCAAAAGTAAAAGAATTAGAAATAGTAAGTCAAAGTTTAAGAGTAGAAATTGATGGTAAAGAATTAATAGTAGCTGTTGCTGAAAATCAAACACAACAAGCAAATTCAAAAGTGTCAAGCACAATTGTGGAGTTACAAAATTCTATACAAAAAGCAACAGCTGAATCAATACAAAGAGCATCTTTATTTGCAATTAATCAATCATTGGAAAAACAAATTGAAGCACTAAGAGAAGAATTATTTGGAAAAGCTGCAAAAATACAAGAAGGATTTAAAGTATCAGATGATTTCGCAGCAAAAGTTGTTAATATATCGGATAAACAATATCCTGATTTAACGTTTAGAGGTAGAGCTAAAGATGATGGTAGGGGTAGATTTATTAATGGTCCTGAGCTTAGAGTTTCTAATTTTACAAAAAAACCCGTAACTATATCGTTTACCCAAGATGGAGATATAAAGGGTATATTTAAACCAATACCTTCTATTACATTACAACCTGGTGAAAATAAAGGACTTAAAGTTGAAACAATAGATAGTAAAGTAGACGGATTTAGCCCTAGCGCAGGATTTGGATTAATTGGTGATACTGAATATAATGGCAATCTTATTTTAAAATCAGCAGTTGGTACACTTAATATTCCTGTTGCTTTACAAAAACAAAGAGGAGACCAATGGGGTTAAAATAAATAAAAATGGCATTAAAAACTTTTAAAGATATTATCAATAACAAAGGCTATCGTATAAATTCAAAAGATAGAAAAATTTTTGAAGAAGGAAATCTTCAGACATTTTTTGGATTTGGTGAAAGTGATGCTATTGAATTTGTAGTATATGATATAAACGATAATCAATTACCACAAATTAATGATGAGTTAGTAAGGTATATTCCTATGACAACAGAGAATATTGCAGATTATTTTTTAATAGCAGAAGGTACGTTGTTTCAGCAAAACCAATTCCCATCTGAATATTTTGTAGATGTGGAAAGAATTTTAAGAGAATCTGGGTATGATAATGGTATTTTTAAAACACAAATTACTTTAATAAATAAAAGAGTAGGAAGTAATGAAAACCAAAACAAATTATGGATTTCAGAAATCTCACCTTCAAGAACTGAGGTAAGACTTTTTCCAATAAGAAACGCATCTTATAGTAACCCAGAGTTAGAGAAAAGATATAATATGTTTGTGGCAAATCAACATTTTAGAGATGATGTAATTAATGCTGCATTTATTTTTATAGAACAAATTACCCCATCTAAAATTCAAGAATTTATTAAATCAAAATATAGTGACGCTTGGCTTGAAAAATTAAAATCTGAATATAAAATAAAAAATTTTGATGTATTAGTAAACGATATATATAAAAAATTTATAGAATCTGCAACCTATGCTTTTACTAATAGAAATTCAATTGTTGGTAGTTTAAATTATGGAAAACCATCTAAAGCAAAACCAAAACTTGATTTATCTAAAAATGAAGTAAAAGAAATTTGTAAACAATTATTAGCAAACGCAACTGATTTTTATCTTACTAGATTAGAGGTTAAGAAAACAGCAACATTCAAATCGCAAACAGATGCTAGTATGGATGACGTAACTAATGTACTAAAGAGATATACTGCAAGTACAAAAGTAGATACTTCAATGCCTGAGAAAAAAATTGTTAAGATAGAAAAGCCAGAAATTTCTGATAAATTATTAGAGTTCAAAAGAAAGCTTAAAAAGGAATTACCCAATCCGGTAGAAGTGGATGACCCACCACCAGTGATTGATATTCCAATCGAAACTCCTATTGAATCACCACCATATTATGAGCCTGACCCAGTTGTTATAGAGGTACCTGTTCCTAAAAAACAAATACCAATAATAATTGAAGAAGATTCACCACCACCGATAATATCAACTCCTGCAGGAGATATACAAGTATATTTTCCGCCGGCTAGGGAGGAAGAACCAATTTATGTTGCAAAAAAAGAAATACCAATATTAATTGAGACAGACTCACCACCACCAATAATTTTAACTCCACAATTAGAAACACCAGTTCCTGCTGTTGAGATACCATTGCCGGTGGTTGAAGTTCCAAAACCATCAAGTGATACTCCAATTGTTATTACAACAAATCCAAAAAGAGCAATGGGTGGTGATGAAGAACCTGTAAAATATATGAGTGGGGGTTCTTCGGTAAAAACAAGAACAGTAGAATATGAAAATCCTTCTGGTGAAGTAGTTATTGAAGAAATAAGAACAACAAATGATTTATAAAAAATTATAATGATAGAAAAGGAATTCAATAGTTATCTCTTAGATGATGCAGTACCATTTAGAAACGGTGTTTCTTTTGGTGGCGGATCTGGATTTGCCGGCCCAAGTGTGGTGGGTGGAGATAACTATAATTTTACCGGAGTAGCTGTACCATATACAACCGATACTGTTATCACATCACCAAAAGGAGAATCAACTAATTTAGGATACCTTCCAATTACAGAGCAAAGTGGTACGGCAACATCTGATATTTTTTATAGATTTAGAGTTTCATCTAATATTGAAGGAGCTTCTGTATTTTTTAATAAAGAAAATACATTTCAAACAACGCCACATACATTTTCTAAAAAAATAAGTGAAATTTTAGTAAACCCTATTGAAGTTACATTAGAAAAATTAGGTTATACATCAAAAGAAAAATTTGTAATTACAGTTGTTGAAAATCCAAATTTTAATTTAAATTTAAATATAAATCCGTTTGATAGTTTATTTGGATATGCAAATAGAGGAATTATTGATATATCAAACTCAAATATTGCATACTCTAATACACCATTATGGACAGTTAAGATTTTATATTATAGTGATGAAAATACTATTGAAGAATATCCATATAATATAGATTCGTTATTAAAAATATTAGAATTTACAAAAGTAACAAAAGAAATACCAAAAGATACACCACCAATTGATACTCCGCCGGTGGATAATTTTGTAAATGTTAAAATAAATTTAAAAGGTATAGATGGTTCTGCTGAAATAGCACCATCTGGGATATCAATTAGAAGAACGCCATTAAATTTATCAGTTGGTACAAATGAATTATCATTAGATACTAATACAACATATATTTTAAAGGCAACAAATAGAACATATAGGATTTCTTCTTTACAATACATTTCTACAATTAATAATTTTAATGAAGATAAAACTGCATTACCAACAGAAAGTTTAAGTTTAACGTATTCACCTGCAGCTGGAGATATTATAAATTTAGTTGTAGAAGAAGTGCCTGTTGTACAATTAGATGATTTTGCAAAATTAGAATTTATTAATTCGGAAACAAGCAGAGAGTATAATATAAATTCTAATTCAGATATACCAATTGGATTAAGAAAACTTACAACTGTTTCTAATTTAAAAGTTTATATAAATGAAAAAGAAATAGAGTTCAATGTACCACAAACAAATGAATTTATAATTTCTATACCATCTAACAATTTTACTAGATTAGGAGCATATAAGGTTTTACTTTTACCATCTAATACAAGAGGAGATGGTGAGTTTTTAGAATTAACAATTAATGTTGTTGATGAATTTTATGTTGGTGTTCCTGATATAAGAAATATAACATATCCATCTGAATTATTTGGACCTGATTATGTAGGTACAAATGTTGATTTTTCAATATCATACGATTCGGTAAATACTGATTATGTAAGAATTTATAAAGTAGGAACTGATAAATTTATAAAAGCTGCACCTAGTGGAAAAATTGATTTAAATTTTGAACAACTTTTATTACTAGATGGTTCATCAAATTTTGATGATGTAGATAAAATATCTGTTGTTTTAAAATTAGTACCTTATAATGAAGAAGGAAACGAAGTAGTAACTGGAAAAGAAGAAATAATTACTATTAAGTTTGATAAAGGTGATTTAACAATACCTAGAGATTTAGCTATCAATAGAATTATTGAAGGATTTATTAATCAATTTAATGATAGTGTATTTAACATAGATACATCTAAATATTTAACTCACTTATTACATTTAGGTGGAGGTGATAATAAAGTAATTACTACTTGGACAGGACATAAAGGTTCTTTAATTTTAAAACTATACGAACCATTACCAACCTCGGTACAACCAAACCAACAAGTTTGGATTTCAAAATTACAAGCAAATCCTATTGTAGAAACAATCACAATAAGTGGCGTTGATACTTCTTATTGCCCACCATTAAAAGGACCTAATTTTTCATTAGAGCCTGATAATGGGATTGGATTTAAAGTTTTTGATGAATTAATAGCAAGCGGTTCTAATACATCCGCAGAATTAATTAATAAATTCGCAGAACAAAACACAATTGATACAGAAAAATTAAACATTCAATATGTAAGTGGTTCTGATTATGTGTGGGATAACTATGTACACTTTGGTTCGGCTGAAGAAAGAGTTAATAATTTCTTTTATAAATTAAAAGTTTTAGAAAATTTAACAATAAAATATAAAACTCTTTATGCAGAAACTTTTACACCACCTTATGAATATTTGCAAGCTGCATTATTGACTGAAGATGTTGGTGGCGCTGGTACTCCCGAAATAGATGGTAATGAAGAAATACAAACTGAAGATGCATTATATTCATTAAATTGGGAAGTTTATTTACAGCAAGGATTATCACAAACTGAAGAACTGGAATCCTTAGCTAATAAAATTAATAATTTAATAAAAAGTTTCGATGGATTTGAAAAATGGCTATACAAAACAGAGCATTATTTAGCATTTCCAAAAGAAAATTATATAGCACCAAACGGAGTTGTTTTTAGAGTTGTTAGAGGATGGCAAACTTCTCAAGCTCAAAGTTGGCTAGATTTTGCTTCAAACTCTGGAGCAATTTATGATGTGGATAATCCACACTCTATGAAAAACAATATGCCTGAACATATTATCGAAGACTATCAAAATGCAGAATTTTTGTTATTCTTAGATATGGTTGGTCAACACTTTGATATATTGTGGTGTTATATAAACGCATTAAAAGCAAATAAAAATTTAGAACATAAGCAAGATGTTGGTATATCAAATGCTATGGTATATCAAATGTTGGATTCGTTGGGTTGGAAAGGTAAAAGAGCATTTGATTCTCAATTTTTGTGGGAATATGTTTTAGGAACATCAAAAGAAGGTGGTTATAAATATGGAAGAAGTTTAGAGGATGCCAATAACGAAGTGTGGAGAAGAATTTTAAATAACTTACCATATTTGTTAAAACATAAAGGTACAGCAAGAGCAATGAAAGCTGTAATGGCTTGTTATGGTGTACCACAATCCATGTTAACGATTATGGAATTTGGTGGACCGCAAGACCCAACTAAAGGTGCATCATCTCAATTTACATTTGATGATAGAACAGCAGCAATTTATTTAAAAGATGATGCAAATGTAAAAATACCTTGGAAAACTATTACTGGCTTTGGAGATTACCCAAATGCAGTTGAATTTAGAATTAAACCAACATATACACCAAATCCAATATACACTCTAATATCAGGTAGTGAGTGGAGTTTGGATTTAGTAAAAACTACCGGTTCATTTGCTAAATTAGAATTAAACTTTGGTGGTGATAAATCAACAAGTACATACTTTGATGAACCATTTGTAAGTGGTTCTCCATTTGTTTCAACTGTTTATATTGAATATATAAATGATGAACCTTATGCATATGGACCTGATTATAAAACTGGAAGTTTACATTTTCCTGTTTCAACTGAATACTATTCAAATGTTTTAATTAATAGACATAATAATCCAGATTCCTCTTCGTGGTTTGAAGTATTATATGCAACTACAAATGGTACAAGAATTACAACATTTGTTAGTATGTCTTTACAAACAGATGATACCGAATGGGAAACTGGTTCATTCTTACAAATTGGTGGAAATAACTATGAAGGTAATGTGGATGAATTCCGTTTATGGAAAACACCATTGTTAAGAAGTAAATTTGAAAACCATACATTATTTCCAGACGCAATAAATGGAAACTCATATACAGCATCGACCGCTGATTTAGTATTCCGTTTAGATTTTGAATATCCAAAAGATAGAACATCTGATATTGGTATTAAAAACGTATCTATAAATACAAGCTATGATGTTAAGTTCGCATCAGCAAGTATGATGTATTCTGCATCAACATATCCATATCAATATACACCATACGATAGAACTGTAACAGCAACAGTTCCATCTTTAGGATTTACATATTCAAATAAAATTCGTTTTGAATCCGCATCATTAGTAACTGACCTTTCTTATAAAACAAGAGCAACTAAAAAATCTTTTGACCAAGCCCCTATTGATTCATCTCGTTTAGGATTATTTTTCTCTCCAATTAAGGAGTTGAATATGGATATATTAAAAGCGTTTGGTGATTTTAATATTGATAACTATATAGGTGACCCATCGGATGATTATAGAGATAGATATAAAACTTTAGATGATTTAAGAAGTTACTATTTTGAAAGACTTGAAAACAGAGACATTTACGAATATATTAGATTAATAAAATACATTGATAAATCTTTATTTGAAGTTCTTGCTGATTTAGCACCAGCTAGAGCAAAAATATCTAAAGGTTTATTAATTGAACCTCACTATTTGGAAAGAAGTAAAACTAAATGGAGTAAACCGGAATCTTTAAGAAATGACTACGAAACAAAAATAAATACAGCAGATGATAATCAAATTGAATTAGAATATTCAGTAAAGAATGCTTTTATTAATAATGAAGAAGTAACATCATTTTTAGTTGATTTACCAAATTATGATACATCGGTTGATGCAAATAATATAGTAATCTTAGAAAGTACAAATCCAACCTATGATTCTAAAATAAATTATAGTTTTGATAATTTAATTGAAACTGCATATCCTACATATCCAAATACAGGCTCAATTAATATTACATTCCCATTGGGTGAAACATTGTTGGGAAGTGTGGATGTATTTACTTCTACACAAATTGGAATGGAAAAAGATTCTTTAGCAAATGCGGGATTTGGTTTGTATGCAAAGAAAGGTAATGGTATTGTAAGAAATTGGGAAGGAGTGTTTGGAAATTGTCAACTTACGGGAAGTAGAAAATCTATATTCTTAGTAAAAGAGCAATATACAGAATTTGTTAATGAGCAAATATCTGGATATCCTGTTTCTGGATACCAACCGGGAGACCAAGTAAAATATAAAAAACAACCTGTTACAAAATACAAATATAGAGTGTCAACTTTACCTTTTAGTGGAAGTGTTCAAATAGGAAATGATGTAGTTGAGGTACAATCAGTAAATGGTTACTTACCATCTCACTATAAATTTAAAAATAATTTGGCAGAAGGTATGATACGTTCATTTTGGAAAGGTTCGCAGCAAACAGCAGCAACAACGCCGGACGGATTATCTCCAGTAGAAACATTTACAACAAATCCTAACATTCTTAGAGTGGCTAAGACTGGTAGAGGTAGTGGTGAACCAATACTTGAAGTTGATTAAGATTGAAAATACTAAATGGTTATATTTATTTTAGAAATAAAGCATTAAAAAACAATATCAAATGGCATATTTAGATAATACCGAAATTACCGTAGATGCAATCCTTACCAAAAAAGGTAGACAAAAACTAGCATCCGGTCAATCTCTTAACATCACCAAATTCGCTTTGGGAGATGACGAAATTGATTATACACTTTACGAACCAGCTCACCCAAAGGGTTCAGCTTATTACGATTCAGCAATTAGAGCTATTCCTGTAACTGAAGCATCACCTGATGAAACTCAAGTATTGAGATATAAATTGGTGACTCTTCCAAAAGGAACTACACAAATTCCAACCGTAAGATTGGGATATCCTCAAATAGCTGTAAATCAAAACGAAGGTGTTGTTCCATTAACACCAACAACTACACCAACTGGTAACTCAAGTGCTGGTTACACTGTAGTATTAGCAGACCAAAGAGCAGGAACAATTGTTGCAACAGAAGGAGCAACAGCTGGAAACGGAACTGTGCCTGTATTCTTAGGAGAAGAAATTACAACAACTGCACAAGTTGTAAGTGGTAAGAGATTTAACTTTACTCCTAATCCAAACTTAACAATTGATATTGCAACAACTATTACTGTTTATGGAAATGAAACTGGAGGTTCTCAAACAATCCCTGTAACAGTAACTTATAAAGCATAAAATAGATATATAAAATGGCATTAATTACAGATCCAAACATAACCGCCCAAATTAGGGATTTAGCTAATACGGGTACAATTGATTCAAACCAATTAGTAACACTTCTTAATAGTGTGCTACCAGCTGGTCAGCAAATCGCAACTAATGCCGGTTTTACAACTGGTGTGTACAAAAGATTTGGTGACTTTGATAAAGTAAACGCTAAAGTAGAAGTTGTAACAACTGGTTTGTGGACTGGTGATTCTGGTTCACTTAATCAATTCTACACTGCTTCCTCACAAACATTAGGAACAAGTGGATATTATTATACAAACATTTACGATTATAACCCGATAGCATACGCCGATACAGCAGAAATTCAATATGCTATTGCATATGGGCATGTTAATGGTAGCGGTTCTATGAATTTAGCAGATAATGATAATGCATTGTTAGCAACAAAAGCAACATACGCTCAATATCGTTCAATGTTATTAGACCCAACCGATACAAAGTTTTCATTTGAAAATTCTTCTGGTATTTCAACCGATGCTAACGGAATCTATGTTATTAACGTAGCAAGAGGTAGATTTAGAGAAAAAATGGATGCCGGTAACTGGTCTCTTAAATTACAGGGTTCAAATGGTAAATTTACTTTTATTGATAATAGTGGTAAAAAGTTTGGTGATGATTTAGGATTGAGTGGTAGAACATTCAAAGTTGTTTCTGGTTCTCTAAACTTAGGAACTGAAAGTGAAGCTACAATCAAAAACACAGCAGATACAGCAACAGATTTAGCAGTAGGAAAACCAGCAACAGGAGAAGGATATGGTTTATTCTATCCTGATAGAGGTATTATAGTATTGAACGCAAAAGCAATAGGTTCAGTTGTTGGTTCAATTGATGCATTCAGAGTTTATACAAAAGATGGTTCTTATTTACTAAGTGGAAGTTTAAGTGGTTCAATCAACCAAGATAGAGAGCAATTTAATCAATTTAGATTACACAAAGCAATAGAAGCAGGTGGTGATTTTGAAGCACGTAGAACCGAAAATATCTCTACTCAACATTTCTTTGTAAGAGCTACTAATAGAGAATTTAACTATTCAAATAATCCAACATATATTGATGCAGATGGTTTCTTTATTGAATCTACATTTGAAACTGACCCGCAAACTTATATTACAACAATCGGATTGTATAATGATGCAAATGAATTAATTGCAGTAGCAAAAACTTCTCAACCAATTGTAAAATCATTTGATAAAGAAGTATTAATAAAAGTTAAACTTTCATTCTAATAAAACTTAAACTTTAATATAGAAACCCCCGAAAGGGGGTTTTTCGTTTAAGAAATATTTATATAAAACACAAAATTAATGTTTAAGGAAATCCCAAAATCAGATATAATTAATAGACCTTTAAAGGTTTATAAAGAATGGACATTGGATGAAAACGATGTCTACCCTATATTTGGTAAAAACCCAAATAATACAT